GAAGCAGATTGACACAATACCAAGCGAAGCAAGATTAATAGGCATAGGAATTGACTTTGGATATACAAATGATCCGACAAGTATTATAGAAGTATACAAACATAACGAAACACGAATCCTAAATGAACTAACATATCAAACAGGATTATTAAATAGTGACATAGCAAAAATACTTCCAAGCAACGTGCCGTGCTATGCAGATAGTGCCGAGCCAAAAAGTATTAGAACTATTCAACTATCTGGAATCACAATAAAAGGAGTAACAAAGGGCAGGGACTCTATAAATTACGGTATTGATGTTATGCAACGTGAAAATTATTTAGTCACTTCTAATAGCACAAATCTAATTAAAGAATTAAGGAGTTATTGCTGGGACACAGACAAGACAGGAAAACGACTAAACAAACCAATAGATAATTTCAATCACGCAATAGATGCAGTACGTTATCACGAAATGGAAACGTTAGGAATGAATAAGAATTACGGAAGCTATAATATTCTGTAAAGTACAAAAACACGAAAAAAAAGTTATTAATATATGAAGTTAGATATACTGCTGCCAAATTCATTAAGCGAAATACCTTTAAGTAGGTATCAAGAGTTTGTAGCTATGAAAGAAAAGAGTAACGACGAAGAACTGATTGCAAATAAAATGATACAGATATTTTGTGGATTACAATTAGGAGAAGTTGCAAAAATTAAACTAAAAGATTTAAACGGATTGATCAAGCACTTTACAGAAGTGTTTAGTGAAAAGCCTCAACTGATACGAAACTTTAAAATAAAGAACATAGAGTTCGGATTTATTCCTAATCTGGAAAACATAAGCTTCGGAGAATATGTCGATTTAGAACACCACTTAAAAGATTGGAGTACATATCACAAGGCGATGGCAGTAATGTTTAGGCCAATAAAAGAAAAGCACAAAGACAAGTATTCGATAATAGACTACGAGCCAAACGAAGATATGCAAGACTTAATGAAGTTTGCGCCTTTAGATGTTGCAATAAGTGCTAGTGTTTTTTTTTGGAGTTTAGGAAGCGAATTGTTACAAGCTACTCTAACTTATTTGAAGAACGAACTGATGAAGACGAAGGATTTAACGAATTTTCAGAAAGAGTTCAGTTTGGCAAACAATGGGGTTGGTATTCAAGTATATATGGACTCGCTGGCAACGACCTTACAAAATTTGACACAGTTACAAAATACGGACTTACTAAATGTCTCACATATTTATCGTTCGTCAAACAAAAAAACGAAATTGAAAGCCGTGAACTAAAACGACAAATGAAATAATTATGAACTACTTCGATATAATAGACAAACTAAAAACACACTTTGACAACGATGAACTTATAAACACCGTTACACAAGGCGATATTTTTGACGTTGACTTAAACAAGCAAACAATATTTCCTTTAGTACATTTGATCGTAAACCAAGCAACCTTTGAAGAAAACGTCATAAGATACAACATAAGTATTCTTGCTATGGATATAACAGACATATCAAAAGACGAAACTACGGACAAGTTTGACGGCAACGACAACGAACTATACATACTTAACACTATGTTAGCAGTTCTTAACAGGTGCTATGAGTTGTTAAGACGTGGCACACTTTACACAGATGCTTTTCAAGTTGATGGCAACCCTACGGCAGAATTTTTTACAGAAAGATTTGAGAATAAACTTGCAGGAGCAACATTAACTTGTGATATATTAGTAGGCAATTCAATGACTATTTGCTAATGGCAGAATTTAATAGCATACAAGAACTGTTAGATGACTTTAAAGACAAAGTTATAAAGGAAGCTAAAAGAGGTGTTCCAAGAGATACTGGCGAATTGGCTAATAGTATAAAAGGCTATGTTAAAGAATCTAAAAACAGTATTCAAATATCTTTTGAGATGGATGAGTACGGATTTTATAAAGATAAAGGAGTAAGAGGGAACAAAAGTTCTAACAAAGGAAACGGACAAGGAAAATCGCCTTATAAGTTTGGTACAAATAGTTCACTTATTGGCAAGGCAAACGGTGGTATGTCTGGCATAATGGCTAAATGGGCAAAGCGTAAAGGCATACAATGGAAAGATAAAACGACAGGAAGATTTATGAGCCATAAGAGTATGGGTTATTTAATAGCAAGAAGCATATATTCTAAAGGATTAAAGCCAAGCTTATTTTTTACAAAGCCATTTGAAAAGTATTACAATAAATTACCAGACGAACTAATGGAAATGTTTGCCTTTGATATGGAAAAACTATTTAATCAAATTACTGACGAAAACTTTAAACAACTAAAATGAATTTAGCACGAAGTCCATACATTGTAGAGGTATCAGAAACAGGACAAGAGGGAAGCAAAGTAGAATTGTATTTATGGAATACAGGAAGCCAACCAACTGATCCACAATACACGCTTGATAAACTTATACCAGCGTCTAACAACATAAAAACGTATTACAATATTTCGCCTTATGTAAGGGAATACTTTAACCTTACGAAATGGGCAGATATATACAATACGTATGATGTAGACATAAACACGAATTATAGGGTTAATTATCATATAGAAACATTTAAGTTAGTAGGTGGCACTTATACAAGTGTAACAACTGAAACAGGGAAATTTATGGATGGCTATGCTTACTATATGGATGGACAAAATAAGCCGTTTCAAGATACGGTCTTACTGTCTGAGGGTACTTATTTTTATCATCACGATACAAGCCTTTTATCAAGCCAACCTAATAATATGGCTGGGAGCTTTGATATGATTGGACAAGCAGCTGATAAGATAGTATATACCAATTTAGCAACAGGAGCGCAACAATCATACACGCTTACAACAGATGGAATAAAGACCTTTGCAAGAGTATATGAGCCTTATTTAGCTGATGGCAATAAGGTAGAGCATAGAGATGGATTTGGTGCTACTATTTGGGAGGGTTATTTTAAGCCACAATGCGAACCAAAGTATAGCCCTGTAGCCGTAGACTTTATAAATCGTTTTGGTAGCTGGTCAAGAATATGGTTTATGAAAGCTAAAAAAAGAAATATCAGCGTAAAGACAAATGAATATAAATTCAATCCAGCTACGTTACCATATAATGCAGAAGATAATGGGCAAATAAAAGAGTTTAATATTAACGGTACTGAATCAATTAAACTTAATACAGGATGGGTTAATGATTTGTATGCCGAATATATCCAAGAGCTGATGCTAAGCGAAAGAGTTCATTTATTAGATTATGAGGTAAACACGGATTATACACCTGTTAAAATAAAAACTAAATCTTTAGAGAAGCAAAAAGGCATAAACAACGGAATGATAAACTATACACTTGATTTTGATTTTGCCTTTGATATGATTAATACAGTAACTTAATGAGAACGGTACAAGTATATATAGAGGGTCAAAGATTAGACTTATTTAAAGACGAAATAATAAGCGTTACAAGTAAGCAACAAGACATTCAAGATATTAGCAAAATATTTACGGACTTCTCACAGTCTTTTAGTGTTCCTGCAACTCCTGCAAATAATGCTATATTTCAGCACTTTTACCAGAATGACGTTAGTAGCACAATAGATCATAACATAAGAAGAAACGCATTTATAGAAATAGATTTAACATCTTTTAGAAGTGGAACTATAAGCCTAGAGAAAAGCGAAATAAAAGACAATCAAGCCTACTCCTATCAGATTACTTTCTATGGAGATATTACAAGCATTAAAACAAAGTTTGCTGATGATAAGCTTCAAGACTTAACACTTCTTAACATATACGCACACGATTACACGGCAACTGAAATAGAAAATAGGGTAACTGATGGAAACACGAACTATGTTATAAGATATCCACTAATAACAAGACGTTATTTGACTTATAATGATGGTGGCGATAATGACATAAACACGAATGATGGTGCTATTAAGTTTGACGAACTATTTCCAGCCGTAAGACTTCCTGCAATATTTGGAGCTATACAAGGAAAATACGGAGTAACATTTCAAGGCACTTTTTTAACTGACAAGCGTTTTCAAAATTGCTTTTTGTATTGCCAAAATGCTAATGACTTTCAATTCTTTACTACTACTGAAGATGTAGACTTTACAACAGGTGGCACAGATTCAAGCAACCCATCTGGCTTACCTTATACGGAATACTTCGATATGGCTGAAGACACTTTAACTATTTCGCCTGTAAACTTTAATACTGTTTTTGGTACTAATCCAGATGGGCAATTTTGGGAAGATCAAATACAACATATAGTAACAGTACAAGGGTTCTGCGCAAGTACAACGGCTAAATACTATATTGATGTTTTCTTAAATGGTGTTTTAACAACTACTTTAGAATATAACAACGGAATACAACAACCGTATTTTAGAAAGAATAATCAAATAAATACACAAGACGTTTTAAGCTTTAGAGTTCGTGCAACTGAAAACGCTACGGTAGATGTAACGGTAACATATAGGCAAAGGGGTGTAACACCAAACATAATAACAGGTTTGCCAGAAGTTTACAACAACTACTATTATGTTTATTCTACAATGGTATTAAGTGGCGATATTGATTCTGTGGCTTATATGCCAGATATGAAAGTATCAGACTTCTTTACAGGTGTTTTAAAAGAATTTAATTTAACGTGCTACGGAATAGAAGAAAATGTTTTTCAAGTTGAGCCGTTAGATGATTGGTATGCTAAAGGTGCAGTTGTAGATATAACGGAATATACGGATATTAAAAGCGTTAAAGTAGATAGGGTTAAGTTGTTTAAAACAATACAACTTAAATACGAACAAAGCGAAAACATTTTAAATAGTCAATTTAGAGATTTATTCGGCAGGGAATACGGAGATGCAACGATAGCTTTTGACTATGATGGTGGCGAATATAAGATAGAGCAGCCTTTTGAAAATATGCAGTTCAATAGGTTTACAAACACGAATCTTCAAGTAGGTTTTACAGTAGACAAAGACCTAAATACATACGTTCCGAAGCCTATGTTATTGTATATGTATGACGAAACAAATACAAGCTTTAAATTTGACACAGGAACAGGCACTAATACTTTAACGGAGTATATGCCTTTTGGACAAGATGTAAATGTATTAACTGAAAACTTTACACTAAATTTTAATGCTGAAATAAGTACACTTACAGGAGTAGTTGAACAAAACACTTTATTTGCAACATATTACTTCGGATATTTAAGCAACCTGTTCAATTTAAAGAATAGAACAACCAACGTAAAAACGAATCTACCTGTAAGCCTACTTACTAATCTTCGTTTAAATGATCGTGTTATTATTCGTGATAAACGGTATATTATAGAATCAATGAAGTCAAACTTAAACAATGGAGATGTAGACTTTGTATTGATAAATGATTTTAGACCGTTACTTCCAGAACAGTTAGCACTTGTAGAACCATTAAAACCAAATGAAGACGCACAATGTTTAGACATAGCTATATTATTTCCTAAACAAGCCGTACAAGCTGACATAACAACTACAACGGCAGGAGTAACAATAACACCAAGTACAATATATACTGAACAAAGAATAGAGGTTTGTATTCCAGAAAATCCAAATGCTACAACGGTATTAAAAACGGAAGATGATTTAGACTACATAAACACGGAAGATACGAAGCGAATAAGAACAGAAGAAGGCACTATTGAACTAATTACTTTAACGGTTACTTATACGTATTCTAACGGATCACAAACAACAAGTGAAATATACATACAACAACAACCATAAGATGCTAAAAAATATTATAGACTTACTACAAATAGACGAATTTT